ATACTGTATCTGGTTGTGACCCTTTTGACCATGATACTACTACTGACGGTAGAAGGTCCGATGCAGCATCTTATGTTTTTAAAAAACTAGATGTTCATGACCAAGACAATTCACACATGTTTGTTGCTGAATATATACATAGGCCTCCTAAAGCAGAAATGTTTTTTGAGCATATGTTAATGCAGTGTGTTTATTATGGGTGTCCTATATTAGTAGAGAACAATAAAATAGGTCTTATTCAGTATTTCAAAAGAAGAGGCTATGAAAAATATTTAATGGCTAGGCCAGAATCAACTCATACTAAATTTAGTAAAAAACAAACTGAAGTTGGAATACCAGCAACAGGAGCAGCAGTAGCTAATGCTATTGTAGATTCAATACAAGCTTATATATATGATTATGTAGGTTTTAACGAAGATGAGGGGGAGGTAGGAAGAGTCTTTTTTGTAAGGCTATTAAAGGATTGGTTAGAGTTTGATATAAACGATAGAACAAAATTTGATGCAACTATGGCTTCAGGGTTTACCCTTCTTGCGTCTCAAAAACATATAAAACCAAAAGCAGAAGTAAAAATAACACAACCATTTGTTAAGAAATATAGCAATAAAGGAATAATGTCTAAACTAATACATAAATGAAAAACAAACAATATTTTGGGTTCCCAAACCCATTAGCTTCACGAGAAGAGAAGTTAGAAAAAGAATACGGTCTTCAGTACATGAGACAAATGTATAGAGAATGGGAAAATGAAGGCTCAGGGGTTAACCTTATGAGCACTAGGAATCAAAGATTCAGAAGATATAGAGAGTATGCTGAGGGCATGCAGTCTGTAGACCAATACAAAGAGCTTGTTGGGGCTAACGGAGATAGTTCTTATCTTAATCTAAACTGGGAGATTGTTCCTATTATACCAAAATTTGTTGATGTATTAGTAGGGGGTCTTACTAATCAAGATTATAATATAAGATGTACTGCTATAGACCCTATTTCTGTAGACAAAAAGAATGAAGACAGGTGGGCTGCTTTGACAAAAATGCAAATGAAAGATTTTGCTCGTGAAGCAGCTGGATTAACAGGACTTCCTTTAGATAAAGATTTTGAAGACCTGCCAGAAAGCAGAGAGGAATTAGATTTATATATGGAGCTTAATTATAAGCAAGCTACAGAGATTGCTATGGAGCAGGGCATTGAGCTTACTTTCTATTTAAATGACTGGGATGAAACAAAGAAGAGAGTTATTCGTGATTTAGTAACTCTAGATATAGGAGTTGCAAAAACTGGAGTAGAAAACGGGAAAATAACAATGCGTTATGTTGACCCTATTAATTTTGTATCATCACATTCAAGTAGTCCAGATTTTAGAAATATGGAGTACGCAGGAGAAGTTATATACATAACTATCCATGATTTAAAGAGAATGGCTGGAGATGAGTTCTCAGAAGAAGAGTACAAGCAAATAGCTGAATCGGTTTTAGGAAAGCATGGCAACCCTAGCAAAATATCACTAAGTAGTATAAATTATAATGGATACGAAACGAATGAGTACGATGTTTACAAAATAGCTGTTCTTGATGGTGTATTTAAGTGTACTGATGTAATGAGTTATGAGAAGAAGGGGAATAGATACGGGGGCTTTTCTGTAAACAAAAAAGACTCTAAATATAAGCCGCCTAAAAATCCTAGATATAAGAGAGAGAAGATGAACTCATCTGTTGAAATGATATACAAAGGCAAGTATATAGTTGGGACTGATTTTATATTTGATTATGGTACTGCAGATAATATAGTAAGGCCTAAAAGTAATTTATCAAAAGCTTTGATGCCTTATGCTGTTTATGCTCCAAATATTATAAATATGAATAATAAAGGAATGGTTGAAAGAATGATTCCTTTTGCTGACCAGATACAATTAGCTCATTTAAAAATACAGCATCTTATATCTAAAGTAAAACCACAAGGTTCTGCTATAGAGTTAGGAGCTATTGAGAATGTTGGCAAAGGAGATGGAGGGACATTTACTCCTTTAGAGGTTCAAGATATATACCAGCAAACAGGTAATCTATACTATCGTCTTCAAATGGATGACGGCACTCCAGGAAACCCTAATCCTATACAAGAATTAAGAGGAGGTATTGGTGGGGCTTTACAGGAATTAATAGCTATATATCAGTATAATCTGCAAATGATAAGAGATGTCACTGGTATTAATGAAATAAGAGACGCTTCTCAACCAGATAAAGAGTCTTTAGTTGGGGTTCAAAAAATGGCTTTACTTGCTTCAAATAATGCAACCAGATGGTTAAACCAAGCTTTTTTAAGCATCACAAAAAACATGGCAAAAAGCATTGCTTTAAGAGTCCAAGATTTAGTTAATTATTCAGGGTCATACAAGGGGTATGTTCAGGCTATAGGAGATTTTAGCATGAAGGCAATTGAGGTTACTAAAGATGTTACTTTGGCGGATTATGGAATTATGATAGAACCATTGCCAGACGAAGAAGAAAAAGCTTTATTAGAACAAAACATACAAGTGTCTATACAGCAAGGAGAATTAAGAATTGAAGACGCTATTCTTATAAGAGGAATAAGAAACATAAAGCTTGCAAATCAAATGTTGATATTGAGACGTAAGAAGTATATGCAGGAGCAGCAACAAATGGCAGCTTCAAATGCTCAGGCGAATGCGGAACAACAGCAAATGTCCATCCAGGCAAAAGCACAGGCTGATGCTCAGGCAAAACAGATGGAGACCCAATCTGAGATTCAAAAAATGCAGGCTGAATTTGAAATGAAAGAGAGGTTTGCTCAAGCTGAACATAAAAGAAAGATATACGAGTTAGAATACCAGGGGAATATTAAGAGTGACCATATATCGTTATCTCAAGATGACTCTGACTTGGTTAGAACAAAAGTAAAATAATAGGAATATTCAAAATATTTTTGTATATTTGTAAAAGTTTAATTTAAATTTAATAAAATGGCAAACGAAAGATTTGAGGAGTTAGTAGCTAAAAGTATGGGGGGTACTATAGCTCAGGAAGAAACTCCTAAAACTGAGGAAACTCAGAAAGAAACCCAAAAAGAAGCTACTACTGAAAAGGTAGAGGCGAAAAAAGAAGAAGTAAAAGAAGAAGTAAAGGAAGAGGCGAAGAAAGAGGTTGTCTCTGAAGAAAGTTCTTTGAAAAAGGGAGATGATTCTCCTGAAGAAACGAAAATTAATCCTACTGAGGATAAAGCTGTCACTCAACAGCCTAGTTTTGATGATTTGTTAAGCGAGAAGACTGATGGACAATTCAAAACTTACGATGAGTTATTGTCAGTTTTATCTAAAGAAGAAACTCCTTCCGTTAAATTTGCCAGCGAACAGATGGCTAAACTAAACGATTATGTTAATAAAGGGGGTAGAATGGAGGATTTTTTTAGTACTCAAATGGCTAATTATGAGGATATGAGTGATGAGGCGATTGTGAAAAATTACATGAAATTTCAAAACCCAGAACTAAGCATTGAAGACATTGGTCTTCTTTACGAAGATTCATATAAGCTAGATGAGGACGAATATACGGATAAAGAGGTTAAATTGTCTAAGATAAAACTTAAACAGAAAGCTTCGCAGGCTTATAAAGAGCTTACTAATTTCCAAAAAGAGACAGCGATACCTGCAGCTCAAAAGGATGCAGAAGCTGAGAAAGCTGCTGTGGAACAAAATCAGAAAAAATGGAAGTCTCAAGTAACTGAAGTTTTAAAAGATTTCAATACTGTGGATTTTGATTTAAATGATAAGGGGGATAAGTATACTTTTAAAGTTGGCGATGATTCTATGAAGTATGTGACAAAAACTTCTTTAAACCTTCCAGATTTCTGGAATAGGTATGTAAATAAAGACGGTTCAGAAAATGTTGCTAAACTCGCTAAAGAAATGGCGATATTAGACAATGTAGATGCAATAGTTAGAAGCGCATACGCTCAAGGAAAGTCGGGAGGTAAAGAAGATGTTATTAAGGATATTAAAAACCCTTCATATGCTCCAGAGAGTAAGTCGGAAGATAATAAGCCATTATCCATTCAAGACCAAATAGCAAAAGAGCTATTAGGTTAATAAATTAATTATTAATGCATAAAAAATAAACTAAAATGGCATATTCAACAGGCTCCGGGTACGCAAATGGAATACCTAGTGCATTCCAGGTTGCGACTACGGAGAATTACGTTTCTACGTTAAACGTACACATGCCAGAAATTGCTGAAGATTTTATTTCTCGTTACGGGGAACAATCTCTTACAGGATTTTTGGAATCAGTTGGGGCAGACGCACCAACAGCTCAACGTAAATTTGAGCACTATGAAGATGATTGGATTCATCAAAACTTTTTACAAACTGGTACACCTACTATTGCGGTAGGGGGTACGACTATTACTCTTAACAACGCTTACTCTTCTGATGGTACCGCAGCTGGTGCTTTCAACGTAAGATTAGGCGATGTTATTATGAACTCTTATGGCGAGTTAGCAATTTGTACTAACATTCCTGCTAATAACACACGTGATTTAGTTCCTTATAATGGTGCGTGGACAGCTTTAGTAGCTACTGATGTACTTACTGTGATTGGTAATGAATGGCATGAAGGTACTAATCAGCCAGATGGAATCACTCCTGAGAGTAACCACTACTATAACTACACAATGATTATGAAAGAATCATTTGATGTTACAGGTTCAGAGGCTACTAACAAGACTTGGTTCAAGGTAAACGACCCTTCAACAGGTCAGTCAGGATACCTTTGGTACTTAAAAGGTGAGGCAGATACTCATAGACGATTCGCTAACTACTGCGAAACTATGATGCTTCAAGGTAAGATAGCTACAAACACGAATGCTGCTTTACAAGCTGTTTCAGGTACGGCTACTGGTAACAGTATCGGGGCAGGGGGTATCACAGGTTCTGAAGGACTTATTGAGTTCATTAGAACAGGTAATACTCAAACTTATTCTCAAGTAGCTGGATTTAACTTATCAGACTTTGACGCTATGATTCGTACATTAGATACTAACAGAGGTGCTCGTGAGAACACAATCTGGGCTGGTATTGACTTATCATTAGCTATTGATGATGGTATCGCTGCAATGTTCGCAGGTGGAGGTGTTTCTTACGGAGCATTTAACGGAGCGGAAGAGTTGGCTGTATCATTCGGATTTAAATCTTTCACTAGAGGTGGTTACACGTTCCATAAGAAAACTTATGACACGTTCAACTACTTACCAATGTTTGGTGCTTCTGGTTACAACTATCCAGGAATGGGTATGGTAATACCAGGAGACATGAGAAAAGATTCTAAAACTGGAAGCTCAATGCCTTCTTTAAGAGTAAGATATAAAGAGGCAGGTGGATATTCAAGAAAGTTAGAGCACTGGATTACAGGTTCTGCTGGATTGGCTACTCCAACTAACGAGACTGACGACATGCAAGTACACTACAGAACTGAAAGAGGTTTTGAAGGATTTGCATCAAACAGATTCGTATTATTAGAAAGAGTGTAAACTCTTAATCAATGAAAGAAAGGGAGGAATAGCCTTCCTCCCCTTCTTTTTTTTTATTAATTATATTAAATTTTAGAAAATGGCAAAGAAAAGAAAAACAACAATGTTTCAGTTGAAACAAAAAAATGAAGCACCTGCAACAAGAGGTAAGCATTATGCGGCAAGTGCAAGAATCCCATCACTAGATGAAATCTATGATGAAGAATCAGATTCAAACAGAATGATTCGTTATGTTGTAGGAGAACAATCAATATATCAAGACGAACAAACATCAGACAACCCAGTATTAGGAGATATTGTTTTTACAAATGGTATCCTTCCAGTACAGCATACTCAGGTCACATTAAGAAAATACTTAGAGGCTACTAATTACAATGGAGACAACCCTAATAGAATGCAGGGTAAAAAAGTATTATTTAGTGCTATCAATACTGAATTTGATGCTCAGAAAACAACAGAAGCTATGGAGGTAGAATATTTAGCTACCGATGCTTTAATGAAAATGGAGGCTCAAAAAATGGTAGGTTATGCTAGAGCTATGGGTGTTGATGTTGATAGAAGCATGTATGAGATTAAACATGACATGATGATTATGGCTAAAGGTAATCCGAAATTATTT